AGCAAAGAAATCTACTTGGGGGTATTTTGCCAAAGTAAATTTAAATCCAACAGTTGTTAAGAAATTTCTGTTTGAAATTTGTCCAGGAAAATCGCAGTTTGCCATTATTTTTTCTTAGTTGGAACTATCTTTGGAATACTCATATCAACTTTCACACCCAAATCTGGAATTTTTGGTTTTGGTTTTATTGGTGTTACATCAAGATTTCTAACACCAAACTGTTTATAATCTTTATAACCAAGATCTTTTGTTGTTTGAGTTGTCAAATCATATTCACGATTTCCATGATATGGACCTCTATCGACAACAGGAGCAACAATAGATCTACCAGTTTTTGGGTCGGTAATTCTAACCTGACTTCCTAATGGTAATTTTTTATGTGCCACTCCGCGAGTGCTTGGAGTTAGTTTTTGACCAGACGCAGTTGGGTTTCCATACAATCCGGGTCCATAAGAACTTGTCTGTACTACGGCACCAAAAGGAAGTGCTTCTTTTATAAACTCCTTAAAAGTTTTCATTCTTCAATAATAAGATTGAACCACGATTCACTCATACCGTTGATAATATTATCAGCGGATTCTCTGTCATCAGCATAACCTTCCGTAATTAGATGCTCAACAACTCTTTCATAATTCTTATGAATTTCTTGCGATTGTCTTGGTGTAGGTTTCATTGTTGCTACTAGTTTTATTTTTATTTAGATAAAAAAAGACCCCCCTTTTGGGAGGTCTGATAGATATGTGAATCAAGATCACATTAAATTGGTCACTTTGACTCTTCTGTAGTAACGGTTTGCGTTACGATCGAGACCAGCACCAGTGATTGCTGTGGTTCCCTGTGAGAATGGGTTGGCAACAATACCATAACGGGTTTTGAATCCGATCTTAGGCTGGAAGGTGTCCTGGCCAACCGCACGTACCATCTGGAGAGGTACATATGGGCAGTAGAATAGACCAGCATCATAAGGGGAAGAACCCTTATACCCAACAACATAATACTGGTTAGCGTTTACGTTTGCCGAATAAGGATCGATATAAACACGATACTTACCTTGCAGAACACCAGCGAAGGTGTTACCAGTATCATCAACATTGAGATTTGCGTTGAGTGCAGGGGTGTAATCAAGGACACCTGCCATCGTGAGTGCCGAAGCGACATCAGCGGAGCAGAGAATCATGTTACCCTTCCCTCTACGAGTTCTTTGTGCGATTGCGTTGGCATCGCGCTCGATTTGGAAGATAAGACCTTTGAACTTCTCAACCGACCAACGACCGTTGGAGTCAACGTCAAGGTCAAAAGTACCAGCAGTAGCAACGTTTGCCTGAGCACCAGACTCAGCAACATTATAGATGGTACGGATAACTTCGCGGTTAATTTCAGCGAGAATCTCAGTGCTGAGGATGTTAGCAAGCTCAGCTTCTGCATTCAGACCGTGAATTGCTTTCAGGTCTTGTGCAAGTTCGAGTGAATACTCAGCTTTCAGAGCACGTGACTTAGCAGTAACGGTGACTTTCTCGATTGAGAATGCCATCTCATTAAACTGGTCGCCAGATCCTTGACCAAGATTTTCTGCGTCATCGGTACGCATACCCTGACCTACGTTGTAGGTTTGAGCATCGCCAGTTGCAGGATAGGTAGCATCCAGAGCACCAGGATTTGATCCTCTTTGGAGAGTTGTACCCATACCAACGTTACCTGCGGTAAATCCGTTGGTGAGATTGAATCCACTGTCCTGTCCAGAGAATGCAGTATCTGCTTCGTTGAACAGTGCTTCGGTGCCGCTCATATTAGTGTATCTAGAGCGCATTGCAAAGATAAGTCCAGTAGGACCATTCATTGGTTGAACGCCAGCGAGGTCATAAGCGACCAAGTTAGGCATTGAGCGTCTGATCAGTGAGATCAGAACAGGGTCAAAACCAGCAACAGGTGAAGAAGCACCAGCAGAGAAACCTGCATTAGCGCCACTGTTGGTGTTTACGGTTGGACCTTCGGAAAGGAATGCTTTCTCTTCACGAAGTTCTCTTTCTTGGTTTTCTAGCAGGATTGCGGTTACCGCTCTACGATGTGAATCTTTGATTGGATCAAGACCATCATAGTCGAGGATTGGTGCCCACTTGTCCTGCAGATGCTCGGCATTGAACATTTGCATTTGACTTTACCTCTTTTTAAAAGTGTTGTTGTTTGAGTTTATGATTTAAAAATCACTTTTTAGAAGCTCTTGAAAGAGTCTCTAAGTAAGCAGCCATCATTGGAGAAATATGCTCATTAAGAGCTTCTTTCTCACTTGTGGTTACTTCTTCGGAAAGATTTTCAGTTGTGCTTCTTTGAGTACCAGTGTTTGATGGGAAATATGATTCCCTCAGAGTTACTAGCTTCTCACGATAGTCTGCTTCACTGTCAAACTCAACATTTTCGGCAAGAGAAGCGAGTTTGTCCTTCTGAGAAAGTGCAAGACCCTCAGCGACTTCTGCAAAGATTACATCAGCAACCGACTCGGCTAATCTTCTATTTAGAGCAACATTTCTTTCGATCTGCTCGTTGAGTTTTTCTTCCATTTCATCAAGTTTATCTACCATGCTCTCGATGACATCATATCTATCTTCAGGGATTGTTACATAATGATCTTCAAAAAGACTCTTCATTCCAACAAGGAATGATTCGGTCATTTCAGTCTTAAGACCGTGCTCTACTGCGAGTGCATTCTCTTGGAACCACTCGTCAGCAACATACTCAAGATAAGAATCAACTCTTTCTGTAAGTTGAGACTTAATTGCATCAAGCTCTTCTACAAGAGCAGCAGCATACGATTCTTGGAGAGACTCTTTGATTTCGGCAACTCTTGATTTGATTGCTGCTTCAAAGATGGTACGTGCTTTCTCTTGGAATTCTTCGGAAAGTTCTTCACCAGCAAGAAGAGCATTAACATCTTCTTCAATGTTAAAATCTTCTTCTACCACTTCATCCTCTTCGGATTCTTCTTCAACTTCTTCTTCACCACCTTCCTCACCAATTTCAAGATCCTCTTCCTCTTCAGTCTCCTCTTCGATGACTTCCTCTTCCACTTCAGTCTCTTCTGTTTTCATTGCTTTTGCATTGACAACATCTTTGACCTGAGCAAGAGTTGCACCGGGAGTATTGAGTTTTGCTGAATCGTCATCGGGACGATAATTTTCGGGAGTAGGACCGCCGAGATCTTCAACTGGAATACCAGCCGAAGGCATTGGCTCAGCAGGTGCAGCCCCTTTGGTTACTACGTTTTCCATTTCTTGTAAATTGCTACCAACGGACATTTTTTTTAGATTCTGTTATAATCTATATTTATTTATAAATTAAAGATTTGAGAGGAATTCATTGAATAAATTCAACTTATGCTCTTCAAGTCTTTTTTGATCTACGAGAGTGTTAATTCTCTTTTGAGTTGTTTGTGCAAGTTGTTCACGGAGGATACCACCTTCCCAAACCCACTCCTTTCCTTCCATAATTCCCTGAACAAATGCATCGGGTGCAGAGGGATCTGCTACAATATCAGCAGCAGTTGCAAGCATAAAATCTTCACCAACAATCTTATGACCTTCATTCGTCATTTTAAGAGATCCAACACCACGAGAAGAAACACCTAAACAGACTCCCTCATTAATTAGAGACTTGGCAATTTTTCCCATAGGAGTTTCAAGAAGCTTTGCTTTACCTATAAAGTTGTTTCCATCTCTATGAAGTTCACAAATTTTATGAGAAACTCTGTCAAGATTTACAGTAGGTCCATCCGGATGTCCAAGTTCACCAAGAGCACGACCCTTTGCAATAAAATTTTCACTATATCGAGTTACTTCCCTTTCCATAATAGAAAGAGGGTACATTCTTCCATTACGATTAACCTGCTCAGCTTGTAAGAAAATGCCTTTGATGTAGCACTGCTTTGCGGCACCCTTACCTTCAACAATAAATTCTACTTTTTGTATTTCTTCGGTGATGAGTTTCATTTTTTTAGTTTGTAAATCCTACTTTTGCTCCTAGAACCGCAGTATTTGCGGCATAAACACAATGTGATGGTAATTTTTCTAGCAGTTCAGATTCAGATCTCAATAATGTAAAAGAACCAATAACAGTTCCACTTTGAGTTTCTACAACAGTAACTAAATAATCTGCTGCTGTTGCAGTATTCACTAAACGAACAACTGTTGCCGAACTAAAACTAGTTGCAGTTCCTGTTGTAGTTGGAAGTGCTGCTTCTTGCCCAAGAACTTTGATTCGTGCTGTCATTATTCTTGATCCTCTGTTTCTTCTACCTCACTTTCACCAAACATTGATGATGCAATAATTGGTTTAGCAAGTTCAATTCTTTCTGATGCTTTTGAGTAAAGAACATCATGAATTTTGTCACGAATATCAGATGCTGCAGCATCTGTCGCAATCAAGTCGATAAGATCTTCCATAAAATTAAAATATATTCCTATTCTTTATTTATATCTCGGCCTTTTTGGTATCTTTTTGTGCCTGAGCGTTCGTTATTGCTGCTTGCGAATCTAAACCAGATTCAGTAGGTACTTCACCCATTCCCATTACATCTTGACCCATTTCTGCCATACCATTTCCTTCACCTGGTTGAGGTAATGGTGCTCCTGTAATTGGATCTATTTGAGATGGATCTGGAATGATACCTTTTTTAATTTCATCTTCAATTTGCTCATCAATTTCAATAATCTCCACATCAGTTTGGCGAAGAATTTTCTTTCTTACATATTCTGTTGAAAAATATTTACCAATATAGGGTTCAATAGTTGCCAATGTTCCTAAACGACCATTAAGAAGTTCAGACTCTTTTAATTCTGCAAATTGATTATCATACAAGAAATCATATTGAATATGATCTGACATAACTTCCCAATCTTCTGGGGTGACAATGTTTTTGAGAATCAATTGCGTTCTCAACATATCATTAAACATTTGAGCGAATCTTTTTCTTAAACGCCCAACAAATTTTGCAAATTTTAGTTCATCTCTTAAAATTTCAGAAGATCTTCCAAGATTGAAACCATCTCCACTACCAGCGATTCTAGATTCTGGAACCCCAAGTGCCCTATATAATTTTTTTTGAAAATACTCAATATCTGCAAGTTCACCGAGATTTTGTCCACCAGGTAATGTAGTGATTTCTGTTCCACGACCACCTTCTCTTCTTGGAAGCCAAAAGTCCTCCATCATACTCATAAATTTACGATCATCACGAACCTCACCAGTTGCGGCATCATAAACCAATTTATTACGATAACGATTCATTACCTCTTTAAGGTATTGTTCTGCTTTTACTTTTGGAAGATTGCCAACATCGATATAAAAAATTCTTCTTTCTGGTGCCCTTGATAATCTATAAATTACAAGACTATCCTCAATCATACGAAGTTGATTAAGTGCTTTGATTGCCTTATGAAGATACGAAAGAACAGTATTTTTATTTCTATCTACAAGACCAGAAGTGCAATAAACAACGGAATCTTTTGCAATTTTAACCGCTTTTCCACCACCCGCTCCCGAAATCATACCAGTTGGATAATTTGGAGTTGGCGTATATAGAAAATATTCTTCAAATTCTATATTTTGTGGTGAAGAATTTTCTGTATTTCTAGAATTTACTCTTGCATATGGATCTTTATTTTTCTTTTCTTGGCGTATATAACGCATCTTCATCGGATCAATATATCTCAGGTCTTGAATTCCTGCCTGAGGATTTTTAAGATCAATGACTTTTAGATAATAAACTCTACCATCAATATACCAATTTCTGAAAATTTCATGAGACTTTCTGTCAAAGTCCATGATTTCTTTGAGATATCTAAACTCTTCTCTTATTTTCTTTTTAAGAGATTCACTAGCATTTAAATTTGAAAGTTCTATTTCAACAGGAGAATCGTAAAGATCACTAACAAGAGCTTCATTAACAACATCTTCAATGGCACCATCACACTCCGGATGAAGCGCCATTTCACGATACCTTTTAATTAGATCGTGTTCAGTGCGATAAACTCCTTCAATATCAATGTATTGTCCATAAAAACCACTAGCAATATAATTATCAACCCCGTCCTCATTGGTTTGAGGAACGGGGGATACTATTGAGGAAGATTTATTTTTACTATCATCAATAGAAAAACCAAAAAGTTTTGCCATAGTATAATCTTTTTGCCTGTTATTCTATTATTTAGTTGATGTCTTCACCACCAGCATTTACGCCAGTTCCTCTAATTGCTTCCCACCACTGAACTTGTAGTTCTACCGTGAACTCTTCAATTCCTTGTCCATCATATGTAAGTTCAATAGGAGCAACCTGAGTTGGAAATACATCATAGAAACGATAAGATCTCAGAGCAGATCCATCACGATCGAGTTGATAAACATAAGCATCTGCTTGATAATCTGCTGGGTTTGTTAGACCTGTATTGTCGGACACTCTATTGATAGTATTCATCCACTTTTCAAAAGCGGAACGAATAGCAAAGTCGGTGTCGTTGATAACAGTAACAGTCCAGGAATCAAACGTTCTGTCTCCTGCAATTTTTAAAACTCTTCCTCTAAAAGGAACTTCAATCTGAGCAACGTTTGATGCTGGCAAATTTGCACCCTTTACTAAAAATCTTGACTTATCAAGAACATCAGTGCTTGGTTGTGCAGCATCTGGGAAAGTAAGAACAACCTCAAACAGGTTGGGGCGAGCACCACCACCAGTTAACTTACTCTTGAAGTCGGTAATCTTTCTTAGTGGGGGTGGGTTAATTTGATTTCTTGCTGGCATGATTTTTAACCTCTAGTTAAATTAAACGGAACCGATTACTTCTTCAAAAGCAACACCAGTTCTGGTGGCAATGAAGGTCAGACCGATAAAGTTGATCGATCTTGCTGGTTTGATGTAAATATCAGCAACAAATTCATTTGAATCAATGACTGCTGCTGTGTTATTTGTTTCATCACAAATAACAACATAATCAAAGATACCCCTCTTCGATTGAACATCGCGGAGGAATGGTTCAATAATATTTACAAAACTTGTTCTGGTAATTTCATCGTTAAACTCAAAGAGGAAATCTTTTGCAGCAGCAGAAATGGCGTCTTCAAGGTAGATAAAGAGTCTGCGAACATTAATTCTGTCAAATGCCGATGATTTACCAAATCCAGTCTTATCACCAAATAGGATAATTCCAGCACCAGGTGAAAAAATTACTGGGTTGATTCTGTTCGAATAAAGAACATCTCTTTGTCTTCTTCCAGGATTATATGCAAGTTTTACTGCATTTAGGATTGCACCTCTTGAAGTTCCTGCTGGTGAGAACCAGGGGAACTGTTGAATGTCAGTTCTGGCACAAGTTCCAGCAATATCACCATTCAGTGGAACATAACGGAAGGTATCATTGAAGCGGTCATACATGTACTTATAACCACTATCAAATACGCCATAAGTTGTTGATGTAACTGGTGAATAGAAACTTACAATGTTATCTGTAATTGTATCAATATTATTG